GAAAAAAAAATAGAAAAAGAAGAAGATGAATACAAAGCAACTAAATACAAAATAGATTTAGACGAAGCTAGATTTGGTAAAGCATCTATGGAAAAAGTTGCAAGACATAGAATGCGTGAGATTAAAATGTGGTCTAAATTAAAGAAAGAATTTAATGATGGATCGTTTAATGACAAAGATGTAAATGTTCACCAGTTAGAATCTTATGGATTACAGTATCATGAGAAAGCTAAAACATTAAATGACAATTCATCAGAGGCTGAAATATTTAATGTGATGGGTCAATTACAATCTTTACAAAGAATTAAAAAGTCTGGTGAATTAGAAAGTAGTTACAAAGAGAAAGAACAAATTACCCAAGATGACAAACCCAAAGTTTGATTTTGTATTTTTAGGTCAATCAGTTTTAAAATATCAAGTACCTCTTGATGTTTTTATGACTATCAATCATATCTATGATGTAAATAAAGATAGATTAGATAAAGCTAACGGACAGTTGGTTGGTAAAATAGAAGATGAGCATTCTTTATTTTATCACGGTCAAGACCAATCAAAAATGAAAAACCATAATAAATTACCAAGAACTGTTACACATTATTTTTTAGAGATGTTTAAACACTATTTAGCATTTAATAAAATAAGAGATTATGATCTACACCTTAATTCTATTTGGGTTAATGAAATGAAACAACATGAATATAATCCTGCTCACATTCATAGGGGTATGTTGTTTACAGGTTTATCTAGTGTTATGATTTTAAAATTACCATCAACATATGGTAAAGAATATTCAGCAGGACACGTGCAACAGAATGGAAGATTACAAATACTAGGTGCAGCTAATGGTCAGTTTGCAAAAATAGACTATCAGCCACCAATGGATCTTAGAGACTTTTATATTTTTCCATACGACATGAGACACTGCGTATATCCATTTAATGGAACTACTGAAACTAGAAGAACTCTTGCTGCAAACTGTGATGTACAATTTGATCCAATAAAAAATAGAGGGGCTATATGATAACAGAACCACGTTGGAAATCATTTATGGTTCAAACTACTGAACCTATGTTTACACCTGAACAATGTAAAATGATTATTAAAGCGGGAAGAAGTGAGCCTAGAAATAATGCGGAGGTTGGAAATAAACAAGGTATAAAAGGCGGAGTTTATGATACTAAAACAAGAACTTCACACATTAGTTGGGTACCTTTTTCTAAAATGAGAGAAATGTATAAACAGATAGAAAAAACTATGAAAGCTACTAATGGCAATCATTTTGGTTTTGATGGTATGCAAATTACAGAACTAGCACAATACACCGAATATCCTGAAGGTGGATTTTATGATTGGCATACAGATAATGATATTAATTGTCAAAACGAACCACCCGTTAGAAAAATATCTATGACTTGTTTACTATCACCTGAAAATGAATTTGAAGGTGGTGATTTAGAATTAATGAAAGAAGGACAATCTGTAAAATTAAAACAAGGTCAAGCTATATTCTTTGCATCATTTATTAGACACAGAGTTGCACCTGTAACTCGTGGTAATAGAAAATCTTTAGTCATGTGGTTTGGAGGCACACCGTTTAAATGATGATTAAAGCTTCATATTTTCCAACTATTATATACGCTAAAGATGTTAATCTCGATAATAGATTATTTGAAAGAGAAGTTATTGAATGGTCTAAAAAAGATAACGGTGTAAATAGAACTAATGTAAACGGTTGGCATAGTCAAACAAATATGCATCAAATACCAGTATTCAAACCATTGGTCGATGAATTATTTATAATGCAAGAACAAGTATTTGCAGAAGAATGGTTAGAAAGTGGAGCAACTTTGGGAAATATGTGGGCAAACATAAATCCACCAGGTGGGTATAACATGCCTCACGTGCATCCAAATAGTCATTTTAGTGGAGTGTATTATATTAAAGCACCAAAAGATTCAGGCAATATTGTTTTTAACGAACCAAAGACAGGAGCTCATATGGTAATGCCTAGACGAAAAGAAGGTAAACCACCTTCTCATTTATGGAAAGAAGTACACGTAGATCCATTAGAAGGTAGAATAATAATATTTCCATCTTGGTTATGGCATTGTGTCCAACCAAATAAAAGTAATGATATAAGAATATCTGTTAGTTTTAATTTTTTACAAAAAGGATTTAATGTTTAAATACCACGTTATAAAAAATGCAGTATCTTTTGAACTAGCTAATTTTATATTTAATTACTTTTTACTTAAAAGAGATGCGGTTGATTTTATGTATAAAAATAATATTATATATGACAATGGTATGTTTGGCACTTGGTCCGATAAACAAGTTCCTAATACCTATTCTCATTATGCTGATATGGTAATGGAAACACTACTTGTTAAAATGCTGCCTGTAATGAAAAAAGAAACAGATTTAGATTTAGTACCGACTTATTCATATGCGAGAGCATATAAAAAAGGAGATATATTAAAAAGACATAAAGATAGACCTTCTTGTGAGATATCAACCACGGTAAACCTAGGAGGAGATCCTTGGCCTATATTTATCGACGATACGGGGTCTAACAACGTCATAGACGAGTATAAAAACATAATGAAGCCCGATGCACCCAAAGGCACAAAAGTCTTGCTTGAAGTGGGTGATATGCTAGTATATAGTGGCTGTGAACTTGAACATTGGCGAGAGCCGTTCGAGGGCAACATTTGCGGTCAAGTATTTCTACATTATAATCATGTAAATGGCCCATTTGCTAAAAAAAATATATTTGATGGTAGACCAAAGCTAGGTGTACCTTCGTTTATAAAATAGTATTATAATGGAGTCATATGCTACAAAAAATAGGGTTTCAACCTGGAATCAACAAACAGATATCTGACACAACAGCCGAAGGTCAATGGGTAGATTGTGATAACGTTAGATTTAGATATGGCACACCTGAAAAAATAGGTGGTTGGAAACAGTTAGGGGATGATAAACTAACTGGTGCAGGTAGGGGTCTTCATCATTTCGTAAATAGTTTAGCTAGAAAATATGCAATCATAGGTACTAACAGAATTTTATATGCATATTCAGGTGGTGTGTTTTATGACATACATCCTATCAAAACTACAACAACTCTTACAAGTGCATTTAGTACAACTAACGGATCATCAACTGTTACAATAACGTTTGGTAGTGATCACGGTATATCTGCACAAGACATAATTTTATTAGATAGTTTTTCTGCTATAACTAATTCTGATTTTGCAGCTGCAGATTTTAACGATAAAAAATTTATGGTAACAACAGTACCATCTTCAACAACTATTACTATTACCATGCCATCAAACGAATCAGGATCTGGTGCAACAACATCAGGTGGTATTAGAGTACAACATTACTATCCAGTAGGACCCGCTGTACAAGCACAAGGTTTTGGTTGGTCACTTGGATCATGGGGTGGAGAAGTAGCTGGTGAACCTACTACAACATTAACTAATGGTATTAATAGTTCTGTTACAACAGGAATTATATTAGGAGATGTATCACAGTTTCCAGACTCAGGTACAAACTTTATAAAAATAAACAGTGAGGAAATATCTTATACAGGTATAACAAGTAATGAACTTACTGGTGTTACAAGAGGTGT